ATCTTGTTCGATCATCTCTTCATCAGTCTGGCGAAGAATCTGTCTTCTCACATATTCTTTAGAGAAGTATTTGCCGACATATGGTTCTGCTGTTGCAACTAGGTTTAACCTTTCAGTCATCAGTTCAGCATCCTTCAATTCGGAGAAATGATTGTCATATAGGAAATCATATTGAATATGTTGTGCCATCTTTTCCCAATCTTCTGGGGTGATGACATTCTTAAGAATAAGTTGTGTCTTCAAAATATCACTAAACATGTTGGAGAATCTCATTCTTAAACGACCCACAAATTTGGTGAACTTCAGTTCATCTCTCAGAATTTCTGATGAGCGACCAAGATTGAATCCACCATCGCCATCCATTCTTGATGGAGGAACATTCAGGGAGCGATACAACTTCTTCTTGAAGTATTCAATATCAGTAATCTCACCAAGATTCTGACCACCGGGTAGAGTTGTAATTTCTGTGCCTCTTCCACCCTCTCTACGTGGAAGCCAGAAATCCTCTAACATACTCATATACTTCTTATCGTCACGGATTTCTCCAGTCGAAGCATCATATACTAGTTTATTTCTATATCTCATCATCACATCACGCAGATACTGCTCTGCTTTTACCTTTGGAAGATTACCAACATCAATATAGAAAATTCTTCTTTCTGGAGCACGTGACAGTCTGTAAATAACAAGACTATCCTCAATCATTCTAAGTTGATTGAGTGATTTAATTGCCTTGTGTAGATATGACAGACAGATTCCTTTGTTTCTATCAATCAGACCGGAGTTACAATATGCAATTGCGTCACGTGTGATCTTAATTCCACCTTCACCACCCATCGATGCTGGATTCTGTGTTGGATAGGATCTTTGTGAATTATAGATGAAATACTCTTCAATCTCCGGAAAATCATAACTCATGGGATTTTCCAGATTCTTCCGAATATACACCTGACCATTATCATTATCAGTTTTCTTTTGCTGACGAACATATCGAATCTTCATCGAGTCGATATAACGCAGCTCTTGAATTCCCTCATGGGGATTCTTAAAATCAATTACTTTATGATAGTAGATTCGCCCATCGATATACCAGTTTCTATAGATTTCATGACACTTCTTGTTGAAATCTAAGAGACCCAAAATGTGCTTAAATTCTTCACGAATTCTCTTCTTAACGCCATCACTAGCATTAAGATTCACCAAATCAATCTTTACTGGCACATCGTTCGAATCTGACACGATTGCCTCATTCACAATATCCTCAATAGCACTATCACATTCTGGGTGAAGTGCCATTTCCCTATATCTTTTGATGAGGTCAAATTCAGTTCTATAAATTCCCTCAATATCTACATACGACCCAAAAAAACCACTAGTCAAATAATGGTCAACCCCGTCCTCATTATTTTGAGGAACGGGGGAAACCGCACTTGGTGATAATTTATTAGAATCGTCTTCAATAGAGAAACCAAACAAACGTGCCATTATTATAGAAAACTAATTGATTTCTTCTATTTATCTGTGTTGGGATCAGGCACCTGCGCCAGCTGCTTCTGGGTAGTAGTATTGAACTTGCATTTCAACGGTAAATTCTTCAATTGTATCAGTTGACTCATAAGATAGATCAATTGCAGAAACGTTTGTTGGGAAAATATCAACAAACTGATATTGTGCCAGAATCTCAGCATTTCCGGAATTTGTTGCATTTCCTTGCTGAACTACTGGTGCTCTTCCGAGTTGATAAACCTTTGCCATACCCATATAATCTGCTGGATTTACCAGACCAGAGTGATCGCCATATTGTGCAACGTTCTGCATCCATGCCTCAAAGGATCTTCTGTGGCTGAAGTTTTCGTCGTTGATGACTGTAATCGTCCAAGTATCGAAAGTTCTGTCTCCAGCAACTTTCAGGATACGTCCTCTGAAAGGTACATCTACTGGTGCTACGTTGGAAGCTGGTAGAGCAGCTGCCTTGCACAAGAATCTGAAGTTGTTTGCATCGAATGATCCACCACCATCACCCTGAACACCTAGATTTACTCCGGAGGGGAAGGTTACGTCCACCTCAAAGAGGTTGGGGCGGGCACCGCCGCCAACCAATTGAGACTTGAATTGAGATACGCCTCTTACTGGAATTGTTGCCATTTTTTAGTTCCTCTTCTTTAAATTGAATGTGTTTAAGAAATTGATCAGGATCAAACTGTACCTGCAACCTCCTCAAAGTCAACTCCGGTGCGAGTTGCTACGAAGGTTAGAGTTACATAGTTGATGGACTTAGCAGGCTTCAGGAAGATGTCTGCGCGGAACTCATTATTGTCAATAACATCTGGGGTGTTGTTTGTCTCGTCGCAAACAACTAGGAATCCGTAAAGACCACGCTTTGCTTGAACATCGCGGAGATATGGTTCAACGATGTTTACAAAGTTTGCTCTTGTGATTTGATCGTTCAGTTCGAAGAGTTGTGCTTGAGCAGATCTTTCGAGTGCTTGCTCAACTGTCAGGAACAGACGACGAACGTTGATTCTGTCGAATGCTGATGAATATCCAAGTGCGGTCTTATCACCAAAGAGAAGGATGCCAATTCCAGGCTGATTCACGATGGCATTTACACGCTGAGGATAGAGTCTATCTCTTTGTGCCTTGTTAGGATTGAATGCCAGTTTGATTGCGTTGTTCAGAATACCTCTTTGCTGACCCGCTGGTGAGAACCAAGGATATGCGAAGATGCTTGTTCTGACGCATAGACCAGCAACGTCAGGGTTGCAAGGAATATAGCGGAACTTGTTGTTGAAGCGGTCATACATGTACTTATAACCACTATCAAATACCGCGTATGAAGAAGAACCAAGTGAGCTGAAGAACTCAATTACATTATCTGTCTGAGTATTTGTGTTGGTGAGATCAACAACGTCTGTGCGGTGAGGAGAAATCATCGCCATGCAATCCTTTCTCAGGTTTGCAACGGAGATTAGGTGATTTGCCTTTGCCTGAGACTCTTCCTTACTAAGCAGACCAGGACCTTGTAGAAGATAATCGACTGCAATTTCGTCTCTGTTGGAGAAGAGTTCATAACCGGTGATGAGATCACCAAGTTCTGCTCTCATACCACCTGCCGCAGAGTAGTCAACACCACCTTGCAGGTTATATGTGACATTACCGATAGAGCTGAATGTGACGCCTTGAGCATCTTGGTTCCAAGAACCATCAGACTCAGTAATTAGAACATGTCCACCAACAGTTGTGAATCCAACTGCTCTTGGGGTTGTGTCGTGATATGTATCGACGCCAGTTGAAGGATTGTCTCCAACATACAGTTGGTTGGAGTATTGTGCAATATATTCCTTCCAGAAGATCTTCTGTGGCGAGTTGACTGCAGAGATACAATCTTTTGCCTTGGAAATGTTTATGTGCTTCTCAATCAGGTTTCCAGAGATTCCTGTTACAGTTCCAGTATCATCAACAACCACAACGTGAAGTGCGTCATTCTTCGCTCTTCTGTCAATACAGTAGCGGTTAGTTTGTGGTTTTGGTGCAATAGATCTCCAGTAGATTGAAGCATTTGTCAACTCAAGTCTCTGCTCTTCATACCAGTCTTTTACTTCAGCAGCAACAAATCCTGTTCCAACTCCAAGTCCGTTGTTATTGACAAAGCTTAAGGAGTCAAACTTCGCATAAGAAAATGCTCTTGCGTTTTCTGCATAATTGACTGCAGTTGCAACGCCAGCAGAAGTAACTCTATCAACGATCTTGACATCGATATAGCTGTTTCCAGTTGCATTAGTTGTAACACCAGTAATGACACCTCTAAGTGAACCGGTGAATGTTTCTGTAGCACCAACACCAGCAAATACGCTGCTAAGTCCAACAGTAACTGCGTAACCAATTCGGGCACCAGCTGCTCCAAGGTTTGCGGTGGCAATACCAATTGTTTGGTCTGCCAGGTCGTCGATCATGCAAACCTTGAGGTTGTTTGCCCATGTTCCTGGGTTCTTTGCAGCAAACACATAGTCGGCAATATCATCTGCCCAATTTGCCTCATAGTCATCAAAGTTCTTGATCTTTACTGTGGTATATGCTGCACCAACACCTGCGTTGGCGTTATTCAGAGAGCCACCATCAACTCTAACAACTTTAAGAATGCCGCCATATGATAGGAAGGACGAAGCACTCAACCAGTATTCATACTGTGCATCGGTGGAAAGGGGCTTACCGAAAGTCTTGATGAGATCTTGCTCGGTAAAAATGTCAATTGGATCTTCAACTGGACCGATTGCAAATGGACCCGCAATTGCCCCAATATTATCTAAAACATTATCAGCTCTTCCTACCGTTAAGTCAACCTCCCTAATCAGTACGCCGGGAGACAATTGAGGAGTCGCCATGTTTTTTTGCTCCTGAAACTCAGATAATTCTAAAAATATTTATTATTTTGAGAATTTACGTGTAGTCCCACATATAAGACATATCACCATACTCATCTGTAAACCATCTTTCACCAGTTTCATCTACAAAACTTGTATCATCTGTACCATCAACTATAAATCCAAATGGTGCCATGTCTTGTTCGATCTGGTTTTTCTGCTCTTCATATAATCGTTTTCTAACGTCCTGATCGGTAAGTTCCTTAAAGTAGTCCTGTGCAACCAACCAAGCATATATGACCAAGCACATAGCCAAGTCATCATTACAACCCTCTTCTGCTTCGAAAGAGTTGTGTTTCTGAATGAACGTTGTAAGTTCACTCATAATATCATAATCGTAGAAGAGGAGTTTATCTTCTTCTATCATCGTCTTAAGATTAAGTGCCCCAACCTTCTTTACAGTTTTGGACATTTTGACGCCAAGTTGTGTCTTTTTACCTGAGAATCCTTGTCCAACAATCTGTCCTGCTCTTCCCCTCATGGAGCACATTAGAATGTTTTGATATTCTAGGTCATAGTGAAGAATGCTGGCCACCTGATCTCCAACATCATTAACCTCACACAGAATATATGAATTGTTATAATTTCTTGCTACTTCATAAATCACGCTTGGGAATAGCATAGGTTTAATTTCATTATTCCTATACTTTGCTACAACCTTATGTGGGAATGATGTAATATCAACCACAACAAACGCAGACCAGTCCTTTCCAACACCCCGAGCAACGTCAACAGTAATTATATAATCATGCTGGTCTTCTGGTTCATAATATACATCTAGACCACTTCCACTTTGCTGTGGAGTCTCATAAACTAGGGAGCGAAGTTTACTTGGTGCGATTAGAGTGTCAAGAGATCCAAGGAATTCGCAGTTATGAGATACTACATTATTAGTATTATATAGGTTTCCATCTTCAACTTCTAATAAATCATATAAATCAATAAGTTCTTCAACAATTTCACTATATACTACTTCTTTATTTTGTAATAAATCACCTCTTCTTATTGTATGAGCTTTCACCCTCTCTTCACCAAAAGAATGGTCCAGGGAGCATTTTATTTCACTATTATCAGTAAAGATAATCCATTGATAAACAGGTTTTCTTATCTTCTGAATACCTGCAAATTTTTTAAATCCTTTTGGTGTTTTTACCTTAATGGATGAGTTCAGTTTATACATTAGTCCAAGATTTATGTAGAATGATTTTGTATAGGTTGTTGGGGGTTATATCAAACTCATCTGCGTAGTGCTTTGAAAATGCCCTCTCATAAGTAAGAACTTTACCATTAGGCTGAATATCACCAACACCTTTTAGTCTTGGTCTTGTGTTATATAGATCCCTTATAGAGTGGACTTTTTCGGGGGTTAGTTTTGAGGTATGTATTTTACCCTTACGGGTCTTACTCATTTTACTGACAGTTTCCTCACTGAAACAACCACTCTTACCTTTATTCCAGGGGACACTACCCTTCTTCACGCCACCAATACCAGTTCTTTCATACCCATCAAATCCTTCTCCACCTGGACTCATATTCCAACCATCTTTGTATGTGTTGTATTCAGCAATACTATCAATCTCAAACTGCTTCGCATCTTCTACTGAAAGGTTCTCTCTCATAATGACGAAGTTGTGGGGTGGTTTTTGGTTTTTGTGGTCTCTTTTGCGGACATCAACCTGTGTAGTTTGACCCACATACTTCACCACCCCATCATTATCTACAAGTGCATAAATGGTATACATCATACCAACTCAACTACTACTATCTATAATCCTATGAACTTACATTCTATCGTATAAATCCTTGATTGTGGTAGTTTCCACACTACCTTCACATTCTATTTCAATATTTGTGTCCCCAGACACACATTCAAACTCAACCTTAAATTGTTGTTCAGAAGTGTTGGCAATTGTTTGTGCCTTCCATGCTGCATCCCTACCGGGAACTTCTGACCAATGAACTTCTGTGGGAACATATTCATTCTTACCGCGCTCAGCATCGTGCCACATACGGTAGAAGTGATTCATACCATGTGGCGTTGATACAATAATAACCTTTGTGGATTTACCTGATGTAATTGTCGGATAAACCGATGCAAAGAATGAATCTGCAATATGATTTGGAACGAACGCAAATTCGTCCAAGAATAGAATGTTGAATGACATTCCTCGGACGGCAGATGCTGATGTGGAAGCAGCAAGAATTTTGGAACCGTTCTCTAGCTCTAGAGAGCCCCTATTCCATGACAAGATTCCTTGTTGCATCCATTTGGGTAAATTCTCATAGGCAATCTGGAGACGACTCAGAAGTTCTCTGGCGGTAGATGCTTTGTTTGCAAGAATACCAATATTTACACTATCGTTAAAAACTGCATAGTGTAATAGAAAAGAAACCACGGTGGTTGATTTACCAGTCTGCCGTGGCATCTTACAGATATTAAATCTGTGATCATGGAAGTTTTGTATCAGATTCTGCTGAAACGGATACATCTTGAATGGTTGAAGACCATGATCAAGTGTTACAATCTGGATGTAGTTTTGTGTGAAATATACTGGATCGTTTTTGCACTTAATAAACTCAAGAATCTGCTCTTGAGTAAATTCCATCTGGGTATTTGCCTTTTTAAGGTTTGGATTACCCAGATATATGTCATGATTTACCATAATA